GCATCTTGTAAAACACATCCATTTCCAGGGCGCCCGTAATCATGCCATGGGTACGGTTAGGACGCTCCGAACGAACGAAGTTTCGTTTGAGAAATTGACATTGAGCAACAGGCTTAAACACAACTTCCACATCGCTGAGCTTGTCTGCACTGGTGAGTGAGATTCCGACGTCACGAAATCCCTCAATCCATCGGAGAGGTGTCACGATTTTATTGAGGGCGGGCGAAACGACGACGACGGAATCGTCTCCATAGATAGCAAGTCCAACGTTTGACATGAAGAATGAAAACTGAAGAAAGATCCGGTTGTGATGTTGTTCAACAATTTTGTGATAAACATAATAAGACAATACAAAGTTGACTAGAGAGTTGTCGAGCCCAGTCGTAGTCTGGCCCGAAATGTTACCACCGTGGTAACAAGCGACAAAATCGTGATAAGCGACAAGTGGATGTGTCAAATGATCACGTAGTCGACGACGGATGTTCTGTTGTTCGTCAAACAGCTTTGGATTCCGTTCTGCAAGCGGGTCGCACACTTCATAAATGCGGTTGTAGATCTTGTACAACTGACCAATCACGTAAGGTGGGAGGGTAGAATCCCAGCCAGACGCATCAAGGTCAAACGCATCATCACCGATAGACGTAAGATTTTCAAACAACACGTGGAAATCGATTCCGGACGGGTTGATGCCAATCTTAATGGGTGTCTCTCGATGAGTTTCAGTGATACAACAAGAAGCAGTGTGGAAGTACATTCGCATCAGCATTACAACGTCAAGTGGTGAAGCGTAGAAAACACGAGTATCTGGTTTGTCATAGATACGTTTGAGTTTTCGAGGCTCATCTTTCAACGTCGCAATGTTGACAATGGCGATACGTTTGCCATTTCGGATCGCATTTTCGTTAGCGTCAATGGCGTCGTTCAGAAGACGGCCATGATCTGAATCCGCAAGGACCCAGATCTGGCGGGTAGCATCAAAGTCAAAGAAGCTACCTTTCTTCGTCACGCCGCGCATTTGAGACCACGGAAATCCCGCACTAGTGTCGCGGGACAGTGGACTAGACGTTTTGAAAATCGAAATTCCGTTAATGGCTTCCGTCTTCGTCATTTTGCGACAAGAAAACTGTTTGCGAAACGACAGATCAGCATAGTATTCAGCTACGTGTTCAATACATAAATCGGCAAGCGGTTCGTCGATGTCCACGAACTCGTGATTGAATTTGTCGGCTCCGTTCTGGAAAGGATCAAAGTAATATGGCAGACGGGTGTCTCCATCGAACAATGCGCACGGTTGGAAGACGTCAGAATCAGACGGTTCGGTAAGCGACAACGGACTACGCCATAGGCGTGTCATGGTGTTGTGATGCTGATGTAAAACTTCAGCACCATTCCATAACACGCCAATAAGCTCGACGTTTCCGTATTGTACCGGTTCAGGCAAAAGCTTGACCATCTGATGGTGAAGGACTGTTGGTTGCCAGTCGTCTTGAAACGCATGATCATCGATCGATTGAGGGACCATCACATCCATAAAACCATAATCATCTCGCAGAAACAGGGCCATCAAACCCAAATCAGCAGTAGCAGCAGTATGAAAACCGACAAGTTTGGCTTCGGTTTTTGGATCGAGTATACAAACGAGTGAGCCACAATCTCCTTTGACAGTGATCACGTCGGCAGCTTGAATGCCGCGCGTGTGACCACGGTACAGTTGTCCGGTAACAGTGACACCTGTAGTAAGGTTCTTCTGAGCACGTTCTTGTAAAATAATCACGTTGGTGTGAGTCGTGACTGTATTTACAAGCGCACCGTGTTCGGTGCGCCCTCTCGCTGGTGCAACGTGCACAAGAAGGGCACGTTGACCAGTCCGATTGAACAAGTCAGTTGATCGTGGCATGTGGGCTCGTAAGTCTTTGTACTGCTCACAAGTTTTGTCGAGTCGGAAAACACATATATCACGCTTTGTATTGATCTTAAAAACAGCGGCACGTAAAGGACGATGGTAACGATCAAAGACTGTAAAAGTGTCCCCGACGGCACGGCCCGCAAAAGCGTGGGCCGAGCAAACGCCGAAATGACCGCCAACCATAATGCCACGCAACGATGGTCGTTCAATAGAATCGATAAAAACCACGTTGTTGACATATGTTGGTAAATTTTGCAGTGTTTGAGAATCAACAATTGCTTCGCCTTCCATCAGCTGAACTAAATCGCGAGGTACTTTTCGCGGTACATTATCAACAGTGACACGCATTCCAGGTAAACCGTGAGGCGCAGGATCAACTTCCGAGATATACTGCT